GAATTAATTCTTGCACCGCATGCACGCGTTATTTAATTAATGTTTTCATAAACTCCAGCTGCTCCCTGAGCATCTCGTTCTCCTTCTCCAGGACCGCTATTCGCGTGGCCTGTTCCGACAGTTGCGCGGCATGCGTGGGCGGCAGTGCGTTGTGGCTACCAATGCTTACTTTGGCGGAACCGTTGCCCGTGGCTTTAGCCGATATGCTCGTAGTCGGAGTGTCTACTTGCAACATTGACGTGTCCCAGCCCATCGTATTTTGCTTTAATAAAGCGATTTTATCTTGAGAAAGACGGCGCGTTCCATTGCAAAGTTGGGTAATATACTGCGGAGATGAGCCAATATAGTCTGCTAAATCTTTTTTTCTTAGCCCATTCGCCTCTATAAATAATTCAAAATCAGTCATTTATAAAATATCATAAAAATACAGCAAAATAAAGCACAAAATCCTTGCTTTAATGCTTTAGTTGCTTTACCTTTGCATTCAGTTAGTACATACATACGTACAAACATAATAAAAAGTAAAAACAAAAACAAAAGTGCAAAGAAAGGAGGTCCGCATGAAAACCAATAGACGAGACTGGAATATCGACAGGATAGTCAGCAGAGTAATAGGCATAGCGATACTGCTTGCCGGGATTGGATACTTCTTTTTCGGCACCTTCCAGCAGGATGAAATAAGGCTGGTAGCATTTGCTGCCTGCGTGGCCATCAGCATGGGGATAATGAAGGATGACAAAGTCCGATAAACAGGGATGCAAGCCTGTGAAGGTGAGCACCCTGCACAAATCAAACATATAACATCAGAGCTGCCTGCTTACAGGCAAAGAGCAGGCAGCAACATGGGGAACTTGCACGGGTGGCGTGCCGCATGTGGCTGACAGCGATAACAGACCAACAGCGAGGGAGGTTCGAGTCCTCCGTTCCCTTCTAGATTATAAAAACAACACAAACAGTATGGCAACAACAAAGATGAATGTGCGTGGCACACTGACGAAGATGAAGCCGGGAACCCAGATGATGTTCACATCTGAGGTGGTAAGCCTTAGGTATCTAAGGAATGTCACCTCTGATCTGAAAGATCAAGGGTTCCTTTTTTCTGTCAACAAGGAAGACACCTTATACAGAGTCACAAGAATCGCCTAATCTGTAGAGACATGGATGAGAAGAAGATACTCGACGCGCTGTCCGACATCAAACGGTACACCCTTCTTGCCGCCAAGGAGATGTTGACCGTGGAGGACATGAGTCTGCTCACAGGCTTCAAGCCTACATATATCAGGAAAATGATCCAGGAAGGCAGACTCCCATACTACAAGCCGTCAAACGGGAAGGTATTCTTCAAGAAGAGCGAAGTGAACGCCTATCTCGAAGGCCAGAGAATCCCGTCGATAGCAGAATTGGTAAACAGATAACATCCCACACAATGATACAGAATACAATCACAGCGGCAGACTATCAGAGGCTGGCGGAAGCAAGACGCTTCCTGTACTGCGACTTTACGGACGAGTTCATGTCCTCTTTCGACACCAAGGAGGCGAAGGGCCTAGCAGAAATGCTCAAGAAAAATCAATATCACAGGGAGGAAGACAATGTTTAAGAAGTTTAAGAAGGATGACGTCGTCGTCTGGATGGCGGTGAACGGAAAGCAAAGCGGCAGGGTCATCTGCCACGACACTCTCGGCTTGGGCTACATGATAGTGGCGCTTTCAAACAACCGGCGGATGCTCGTGCACGAGAGCTGCGCAAAACTCATGGAAGAGACCACCGGAAGCTATATTCGAGGTTGACATAAAAAAGTCCTTCGCAGTGATGCGCGGGCACGGGAGAGCCAGGTTGGCGAAAAAGCTTTAAGATGTAATTTTTTCTATATTTTAAAATCATAATATTAAACATAGTTAAAGCAGTTCTAGCCTAATCAAAATTTAACCCAATCCAACATAGCAATCCCGTTCAACTCTTGCGAGGGTGATACCTTTCAAGGGTTCCATTTTTCAAACAACTATAATCTATAAAAGTTTATGGAGAACAATGAATTACAAGTAAGGCAACAGAACGGGCTTAAAAAAGCCCCGGATGCGCAGGATGCGCCGATGGGAAGATTCAACAGATGCATAGCATCGGTCAAGACGCAGCAGTACCTGCTCCAGGTGCTTGGGCGCAAGAAGGAATCTTTCGTGAACAACATCACGGCTCTTGTCGCGAACGACGCGAACCTCCAGGGATGCTCCCCGATGTCGCTGATCTATGCAGGTATCAAGGCTACGGCACTGGATTTCGCACTCGACAACAATCTGGGCTTCGCGTATGTGATTCCCTACAACAACAAGCGGAAAATCACCTGCGAAGACGGTTCAGTCAGGGACGTCGTCGTCAAAGAGGCTCAACTTCAATGGGGATACAGAGCATTCATACAGCTCGCGATCCGAAGCGGACAGTTCAAGCGAATCAATGTGACTGACGTAAAGGAAGGCGAGATCAAGTCCATGAATCTTCTGACTGGCGAGATAACATTCGACGCGGCACCGAACCGCCTGGAGCTTCCTGTCATCGGATACGCAGCATACTTTGAACTGGTGAACGGCTTCAGCAAGACACTCTACATGACCGTGGAGGAATTGCAGAGACACGCAATGGCCTATTCCAAGACATACAGCAGCAAATATGAGAGCACAAGGAACAGTTCGAAGTGGGCTACGGACTTCGACGCGATGGCAAAGAAGACAGTGATCAAACTGCTGCTCAGCAAGTATGCACCTCTTTCGGTCCAGATGCAGGAGGCCGTGAGGACTGACCAGGCCATTTTCGACGACAACGGCAGACAGGAATACTCGGACGCTCCGAGCGAGCCGGAACAGAGGCAGATTCTCATCGAGGCGAGAAAAGAAGAAATGAAGGAGAACGGAGTCCAGGCTCCAGAAATGCCGTAGCATATGAACAGGTATCTGAAATACACGCCGGAGCAGATGGAGGAGCACCTCTCCGGCTACCTGGTGAACAGCTGGAGCTACAGCGGCGTCCAGTGCTTCGCCAGGAACGAGAAGGCCTTCGAGATGCAGTACATCTACTGCGAGCGCGACAGGAAGTCCATCAGCTCGATTGCGGGGAGCGCCTACCACGAGGCCCTAAAGGAGTTCTTCAGCATCTGGAAGCCGGGCGTGCAGCCCGAGTTCGTGGCCCTCACGGCAGTGGCATACGGCTATCTGGACGAAGTGCCGGCAAATGACTGGAAGACCACTGACAAGTTCCCTACCGCGGAGGCGGCCAAGGCGGAGGCGACATCGAAAGTGAACAACCTGCTTAAATATTTCTGCGAAGAGGTTGGCACTTACACTGGCGACATTGCGGAAGTGCTGCATGTGGAGACCCGCTTCGAAGAGTGGGTGACGGTGAACGGGGTCGACATCCCATTGCCACTGCACGCTGTCATTGACATGGTCGTAAGACTCAAGGACGGGCGCGTGGTCATCATCGACCACAAGAGCAAGTCGAAGTATACGGACGGCGACGAGGTGGCCCTGGTGCACGGGCAGCAGGCGATGACATACGTCGAGGCTTACGAGACGGCGAACCCTACGGAGGAAGTGAGCGAGGTGTGGTTCGTGGAGGCGAAAGAGTCGAAGAGCAAGGACGGCTCGGCACAACTCCGCAAGCACGTCATCAGCATTGACAGGAACAGCAGGATGCTTTATGAAGCTCTGCTCTATGAGCCGCTGAAGCGGATGTGCGAGGCCGTAAGCAATCCGGATTACGTCTATATGATTAACACGTCCGACAATTTCATTGACAAGGCCGTCCTCTACGACTTCTGGGCGAGGACGATGATCTCGGAAGTGGACGACTTCCCTACCGTTCCCGACAGCAAGAAGGAACTGATACGCAAGAGGACCGCAAAGATCAAGGACTCCTCAAGAATCAATATTAACCCAAAGATTATAACGAAGTTCCGGACGGAGGCTGCTTCTTTCATCCGGATTGATTACAGCAACTGTGATATGACAAAGCAAGAAAAGATAGAGCACGTTCTGCGCTCACACAACATCAATGTGCAGGTGGCGCACACGATAGACGGATTCTGCTGCGACACGTACCTCCTGGACGTGGCTCCTGGGGTGACCATAGTGAGCATCTTCTCACATAGGATGGACATCGCCTATGCCCTCGACGTCCCGCAGGTACGAATAGCAGGCTACCTGATGATGTACAACAACAGGTCCTATGTCGCCATCGAGGTGAACAAGAAGCGAGAAAAGACATTGTACTGGGACACGAAGTATCTGGAAGGGCACAAGATCCCTCTCGGAGTCGACAACTTAGGAAGGACGATAGTCTGGGACCTGGACAACCACTCGACGCCGCACATGCTGGTCTGCGGTTGCACGGGAAGCGGAAAGTCGGTGGAGCTCATAAGCATTCTCGCCTACGCACAGGAGGCCGGTATAGACGACATCGTCATCTTCGACCCGAAATATGAGTTCGCGAGTCTCGACTGCGGCAACGCGAGCGTATTCAGCGACATCGAAGACCTGGAGCGGGTGATGGAGCAGCTGGTCAACGAGATGAACGGAAGAATAAAGGCCAAGACCAGAAAACTCACCCTGGTCATCTTCGACGAGTTTGCGGACGCGATGGACCAGTCACGCACAGCAAAGGAACTGGAGGGGAAGAAGACACTGATGGAGAACCTGAAGATGCTCCTGCAGAAAGGCCGCTCCTGCGGAATGAGGTTCTGCGTTGCTACACAGAGGGCAAGCACGAAAGTGATCACAGGAGACATCAAGGTTAACATCCCAGTCCAAGTCTGCTTCCGGGTTCCGAAGGCAATCGACAGCAAGGTGGTTCTCGATGACGAGGGCGCGCAGACATTGTATGGACATGGTGACGGGCTGATAAAGTCCCCGGAGTATCAGGACGGACTCGTGAGGTTCCAGGCCTTCTACAAGCCGTAGAGGTAAGGAGGAAAAGGTATGGCAAGAAAATCTTTTGTATTTCGGCTCGAATGGTTTAAGTCATTGAGTGCTTATCCAGCGGAGATCAGACTTGAAGTGTACGAAGCGACGATGAGGTATGCGCTGTCGGGGACACTGTCGGAGCTGAAACCGCTAAGCAGTATGGCTTTCACATTCATCAAGAACGCGCTTGACGCCGATTTTGAAAAGTATAATGACATATCGGACAAGAGAAGGGCAGCAGGTCAGAAGGGCAGAGCAAATGCGAGCAAATGCAAGCAAATGATTTCAAGTGAACAAATGATTTCCGAAAATGTTTTGCTCTATGATACTGATGCTGTATCTGATACTGATACTGACACACCTTGTGTGTGTGATGGAAGCGCACCAGCGCGCGCGGCAAGCCACGACACCACAGCACACAATGATTTTGAATTTTTCTTTCCTACTTTCTGGATGCGCAACATCATAGCACCGGAAGCGGAAACCAGGAGATTCATCGACTACTACGAGGCTTCAGGGTGGATTCTTGAGAAAGGAGCCGTATTGGACACCGATTCGAAGCGACTGGCAAAGGCCAGGCAATGGAAGCCGGAGAAGCCGGGCAAGCGCTTCCCTGATGACTTCCTGAAAGTCTGGTGGCAGTTGGCGCAGGCGGCTCCGACGGAGGGAATCAGAGGGCAGATGCTGTGTGACAGGGTGGCCGTAGACATGACCGGAACGGAACCGGTGGTGCGGATTGGCGCGGCGACTCACGCCTGGATAATGGGCGAAGGCAGGAGCATCGCGGAAGAGGCTCTGATGAAAACCTGGCTCCAAGGAAATAAAAGACTGAACTTCCGCAAGTATTAATCACAACAAGAAAATTATGGCATTGAACAAAATTTTATTGATCGGCCACGTGGGCAAGGCGACAGCACAGGAGGTGATTTATGAACAGGCGAAGGACGATCTCCCTTTATAGCACGACACTGACGGCAAGGGAGCACCAAGAGATGAGAAACTGCATTGAGAAGATCCGGCGGCTGGGAATAAGGGACAACCGGTTGACGAATTTAACGGACCGGATGTCCAGGACGTTGAAGAAGTCAGCGAGGAGAGAGGGCAAACGATCTGCCGACAAGCAGGCATCTACCGGCACGGTGGAATTCTTCGGGGATGACATATTGAACAAGCTATAAGTTAAACATGAAAACAAGACTCATGACGCACGCCAGTCTGTTCTCCGGAATTGTGACTCACTTATTGGATTATGTCCAGCGAGGAGAGGAAAGATGTAAGGAGGCAGCCGAGAATCCACTGAACGAAGAGCCAGTGAGTTCTTATTACAGGGGTAAGGCCAAAGCCTTCAGCAAGGTTATGGAATTTTTAAAATTGATTGACAAATGAAAGTAAGAATCAAGAAACTGAATGACAAGGCGGTGATGCCGACAAAGGCGCACGCGACAGATGCAGGATTTGACCTGTACTGCACCAGCAAGGAAGTGAATTGGGGAACACGGCTATTGATCTGCCATACAGGATTGGCATTTGAGATTCCGGATGGATATGTGGGGCTTTTATTTCCCCGTAGTTCTGTGAGCAACATGCCCTTGATGATGGCAAACTCGGTCGGTGTCATTGATAGTGGTTATCGAGGAGAAGTGACGGCGAAGTTTAAGATAACTTGTATAAACGAGATTTTCGCTAACGATTATGAAGTAGGCGATAAGATTGCGCAAATGATAATCATCCCTTATCCGGAGATTGAGTTCGAGGAGACTGACAGCCTTTCGGAGAGCGACAGGGGAACAGGCGGCTATGGTTCAACAGGGAGGTAGTCATGAAGTTTGAAGCGACATTCTCGGAGCATGGCAGGGTTATGACCAGGACCTACGACAAGCCGGACGCAACCAAAGAGGACGTGATTGAATGGTTCGGGTTGCGTAAAAGTGATATAGACTGGTTCAGAATTAAACAAATCAACGAAAAGGATTAAATTATGAAATACGATTTTACAAGATGCAATAATTTGCAATTCAAGGCGAAAGATGACGGAGGAATAGTAAGAGAAGGCTTTCTGAAGGTCTCGAGCAGAGGTACGGTGTATGTATATTATTCGAATGAAAATAAAATTTTCGACCATTTTCTTCAGATTGACTTTGATGGGTATCATGGGATTTTTACAGACGCAACGAAGTTCGGCGAATGGGCGGAGAATCACGATCTGGAAATAGTCACGCGCGATCCGGAGACTTACACCGACTGGAAGGTGGGAGACCACGTCTTTAATAAAATCTTTGAAGAATACTACAAAATCGCCGCGAAACTGGGCGATATAGTGTTTCTATTGGACAATGATGGTAACATAACTATATCATGTACTACCCAACTGGCGAAGTATTTCACTTTCATCCTCACGGACTACGAGCTGGAGTTGCGCGCTGAGCAGGAAAAGAAGAAGTGCCCATTCAAGGAGGGTGACAAGGTGCTGGTTAGAGATTCGGACAAATCTTGGAGGTTCGAAGTGTTTCAAAATTATAAAGTAAATTCACGCTATCCGTATGAATGTATCAGCACTAAATTCGAGCAGTGTGTTCCATTGAACGAGCACACGTGGCAACTCTTAGGTACGACGGACGAATATAAGGAGGAGGATTCGTATGAAACTAAATGATTTTCTACAAAAGGTTATCCTTTTCAGCGGCAAGACACAGGTGCAGGCAGCGAACGAGGCGAAGATATGTCCTCCGACGTTCAATGAGCTGTGCACTGGCAAAAGAGAAATAACTCACGCATACGCAGCGCGGCTTGAAAAGGTGTTCGGCATTCCGGCGCTGGTGTGGATGACGTGGCAGACAATGGAAGTAATCGAAAAATCTAAAGGGAGATGAACTACAAAGTAACATTCAGAAAAAGCAGATGTAACGACTAAATAACATCAATTTATGTCGAGGCGGAGTCTGCGGAAGAAGCCGCCGATGGTGTCAGACTTTACTATCGCGTCAGTCATGATGACATTTTATCAGTTGAACCTGAAGAATAGAGATTATGAAACAATTTGACTTGCAAGAATATCTAAAGAATCCGGGTCAAAAAATCGTGACCCGCGATGGTCGTGCCGCGAGGATCCTTTGCACGGATAGAAATTACGATAATTATCCAGTAGTCGCTCTCGTGCAAGTACAGCTCCGTGGAGGACAGCTTCGTGATGATCCATATTGCTATACAAAAGATGGCTTGTATTTAGATCATTCAGAAAATTCAAAAGACCTGTTTTTCGCTCCTGAAAAGAAAGTTGGATGGATAAATATATACAGGTCTACAACATTAGAAACAGTGTGTAGTCCTGGTTGTGTGTTCAATACTGAAGAAGAAGCATTGTGCCATCAAACAACAAGAGTAATGAAGTATCTAGGAACTTGTAAAATTGAGTGGGAGGAATAGTTATGACAATAGGAGAAAAATCAAGTGAATATGCGGAAAAAAGCTTCACATCTGCCGACATAAGCAATAGTGGCAAGCACGATGTCGCCTTTCATTCTTATATCGCAGGTGCAAATTGGATGCTTGAAAAAGCTATTGACTTTATAAGAGCCCAATATTCCGATTGTGAAGAACTCGCAGAGGAGAAAATTCGGTTATTTAAGGAATCAATTGAGGAATAATATGGCAAAAGGATGTAGAAACGAATTTCCATACTTTGGAGCAACATACCCTGATGCACATTGCATCAATGGTTATTTATGGGATTTGGACTCTGTGGAGGATGGAAAATTCACAATTGGAGGAGATGAACCTTGCCCATTCTGCAACACTAAGGAATGGCTTGATCGTGTGGTCGGTACAATTTTCGAGACCAAGGCTGATGCACTTGAATGGAGAGATAAGCTTGCAAACAGATGGAATTGTGGACCAATCGAAGAATAATTATGGCAATAGAAAAAAAATTAAAAGTCAAATGAACAAGAATATCCGTACAGCCGACTTATTGGCTTCAACGGCATCAGGGACGTTATGGTAATCACGAAACTCAAGGAGGAAAAGAAATGACAAATAAAGACAATGCAAGTAAGGCAAGAGAGATAGCCAATGAATTTGCGAATGAGAATGTTCGCCCTGCTATCCGTATAGCGACAGAAGAAATGATGGGTGCGGTCTTCGAGTCCGTAAAGACCGAATGGAGGGAGTTTTCCTACATTGCGAGCGAGTTGCATAGGCGAAGAATAGAAACAATCATAAACCTAGAAAGGGGAGATATTCAACTTCGGGATGAGAAGACAGGAAAGACCTTTATCTTCGGAAGCTTGTTTGAAGTCAAGGCTTTTGCTCTTGGTCTGGATTGGGGTGTTAAGAATGCAAGGGATATGGATTTATGTGGTCTCCGCTCATCAATTTGTAAGGAGGAATGGAAATGAAGACTCTCACATTGTTTCTCAAAAAGAAGTGGTTTGACATGATTGCTTCCGGAGAAAAGACGGAGGAATACAGAGAGATTAAGCCATATTGGGAAAAACGCCTGTTAGACTATGAAGCCATAAAGCGTGATTATGGAATGCGTGTGTTTCGCAGTTTCGTGGTTGGGGACCCGTTGAAACATTCACGAGGATTTACGCACGTTCGCTTTCATCGTGGTTATTCAAAAATCACAATGACATTCGAAATTGACAGTATAACATTCGGTAAAGGCAAAGAAGAATGGGGCGCAGAGCCGGGCAAAATGTATTTTGTTATCAAACTGAAAAGGAGGTCTGAATGAAACGATACCGGATTGTGAGAGGCGAAAGCTATAACGGCTGTATTCCTATCATTGGGTACAGGTCCGTCTTGATACGTGGTTCATGTGCGAGTATGTGAACGTGAAAGGATTTGAATCATACAGCCGTGCCAAAGAATTATTGAACTACTTGAATGATTAAATATGTTAAAATACAGAGTGATAAAGGACGTCAACGGCATCTGCAAGAAGGAAGAAGTGATTTTTGGAAGTATGGGCTATGACGAAGCTTTGAAAGCGCTTGCAGCGTGGCAGCAAGGTGTCACCGGCAAGACTCGGAAACGGCAGGGGCACTCGGAGGACGACCTGCAGATGCAGTGTGTCCGCTGGTTCCGGCTCCAGTTCCCGCAGCTCTCCAGGCTCCTGCACCATTCCCCAAATGGTGGCCGCAGGGATGCAAGAGAGGGTGCGAGGTTCAAGAAGATGGGAACGCAGCCAGGCTTTCCGGACCTGATCTTGTTGGTGCCGTCAAAAGGCTACCATGCGCTCATGCTGGAATTGAAAACGCGCACAGGGCGGCAGCAGGAGTCACAGAAGGAATACCAGAGACTCATCGAGGCACAAGGATACAGGTATCTAATCGTGAGGTCGCTCGAACAATTCCAACTAGAGGTAAACACTTATCTATCCGAAGTTGAATAAAATACTTAATATTGAAACATTAAAATTTATCTATTATGCTATCTGAAACCGTACTGGAACATGTCATTGCCTATATTTTTGGGCACAAATACTATGCTAATATTGTAAACATGATCGGGACTGCCAATTGTTCTATTTGCAGCTTTATTTTCGGTTCACGAGAAGAAGCCGAAAGGCACAAGGAAGAACTTCAGACTAACCGAACTTACAAGTACATTGAGACAATATCATTCCGTTCAAGAAGAGTGTCTTATTAATCCGCCTGGCAATATGAAACTGTTGACTTCAATTAAATGGTTCATCGAGCGCGCCGTTTGGAAATCATGTTATGTGATAGCTGACGCGAAAGACAATTCGGTGACGTTTTCGAAAAGGCTTTTCACCCGGGCCGGAATTTCAAAAATGGAGAAGGCGAAGGTTTTCACCTTCTATATTCCGGAATTCGAACAATATGCTTTCACATTCAACCCGAAACTAGAGCAAGAGACCCAGATGGCCGACATCATGTACAACAGCAAGTACAAGTGCGTAGGATTCGAATGTCTGATACCGACCATCAATAAAGTTTTCTACGACTATGGACTCCCGCCCGACATCTGTGTCAAATTGAGTGTCATAGGAAAGAAGCAAAATGGAATGAAGTATTATTTGATATGTAGACCCAATGGCTATGGAACATTTAGAAATCAAAAAAAAGCTTCTGGGAGATAGCACCCGAAAGCCGGACATCACATTCTACCAAAATGGTCGGATTGATATAACATCTGCCGTAGCGGATGTTCTCGAACTGCAACCAGGAGATGTAATAGATATAGCCGAAGGAAAGTCGGACTGCCACCTGTATGTACGGCATCGCAAAGTCGAAGGCACGATAGCAAGACACGAAGGGCAATGTTATCCGAGCAAGCCTGGAAGCAGAAATTTCAGAGCATACAGCAAGAAATTATGTGATGCAGTCTTGACCATTTCCGGCGGCGACACCGCACGGATCATGGCAGGGACATGCATTGAGTCTGACAACTTGGGAAAGTCCATTATCCTTATCCTGCAACACAATTTAGATAATCCGACAAAACAATCAGAACATGAATGAGAAGAATAGAACTGAAGTCAATTTCAGATTGAAAAGAGCCCAGATCCTGTATGATGCGGACAACAACGCATACATCGAGGGCAACATGATGCCTGACGAAACAGGCAAACCGAAAGCCGCCCTTATAGACATAACCCAGGACGGAAACATTGATAGAGTAAACAGGGTGATGAACCTGGCAGTATCCGAGTGCAGGGAAATGCTGTACCCCTACAGCAAGCAGGAAATCCAAACGGAGGATTGTGGCAATGAGCCAACAACGCCAGAAGAATATGTCATTACTGCCGCATTTCCGGAAGATCTATCTCAGACCACGGTAGAACTGATAGCAAACCTCCTGCACGAATATGTCACCGGCAGAGTGCTGTCCGACTGGCTTTCCATTACAAAACCAGAGAGCGCTGCAAAATGGTACTCGGAAATTGAAAGCATAAAGTTGAAGCTGAAGCAAACCATGAGCATCCGCAGAAAGAAACTACGCCGTGGAAGATCTCCGTTTTAGTCAACTCGGTTATTCACTGACAGAAAAAGCAGGACACGCCATTATTATGTGCTGTCCTGCTTTATTGTCTTTTATCTTATCTGGTTTACTAATTTCGGTGTAAATATTACCGACATTCCGGAAAGGCTTTCATCGTCGGAAAGGGCACATTTCAATGCTATCTGAAAATACTTATATGGCGTACCGCTGAACCCTCGAAGATAATGATCAACACTAGAATATATTGGCGTCCAATTAATCAAGTCTCTTGAACCATACAATATCTGCTGCACATGACCTCGTTTGAAATTGCCTCGCTGAATAATGGTATTGATGGTTTTCAGGACATCCGGCATATCCAGCTTGAAAGGCCTAGTCATAATCACTTGATTGTTTACGACATCATTAGGGATTCGTTTCGAGTAGTCCAGCAAATCACCATCGTATGTCAAAGCCAGAGCTTCAGGATAAGACTTCACCGCGCTGCGTATATTCGACGGCATCATCGACCAAGCCTTCCCGTTTAGAGAATAGACATAAGCATATCTGACTGTCGGATTGAAGACAATGATTCTCCTGGACGTATCATCATACAGCATTCTGCACCCATGAAGGAACGATTCGAATTTCAACAATGCGTAGATATTCATTTCATCCTTTCCTATAAGGACATTCTTCCCTTTATAATCCAACAGAGAGAATGGTTTGTCATTCTTGCTGTCAATCATATCCGAAAGACATATTACTTCCGAACCGGAAATCAGCATAATTCCGCGCTCCGTAACAAACAACACTGCATTATCAATTTGCGTGATACTGTCGGCATTTATGCACACATCCCTGGACACGGGTTGTTTTGTGGAGTATGAGCCGGTGGCGGATACTTCCAACGCCCAAATGCCGTCCGTACTGAATGCGTACAAAGGGAACTGACCGAACTGGCCCTGAGACAGCGCCTTGGTTGTCGTGCTGACACCCAGGATTTCTCCAGTGCCGACAGTATTTATACCTGTAACGGGAAAGACGAACGGGTTATTAACCTCGGAAGTATAAATCTTGTTCGGAATTGAGATGGTGTCATTGGTTAATGACGGAACGTCTTTTTCCTCCGTTCCATCAGACCACGAACCAAAATAGTAAGCCCCATTCAAGAACTCGTGTTTGGAAAGAGGGTAGGATCGGATACTAGTTGTTTTAGCATCGATGTCGTCCTCCTTGATAAAGAGTCTTACAGCATTCGGATTTGGATAATAAAACCAAATGGGAACGCCCTGCAATCCATATCCTTCATAACCGGCAAAATTTACGACCCGAACATTTTGGGACTCCAAACTGATAGATACGTAAAATGTATATCTAATAATTTTTGAGTCATACATAAGGTATCGATCCTTGTCTGCAATTATATCTGGAAAAGAATAGAAGTGCATAACGTATCCCCATGTCTGATTAAACAACGTTGTACTTCGGAATCCTCCATATAGAGATTTCTTCATATCCACCAGGTTCATCCTTGAATTGTATACAAACGCTCTAGATGGAACAAGTGTATCATGGCTGTCATAATCATCAGGCAAGACTTCCCGCTCAACAAGTGACTGTAAATAATCTTCGTCAACATCCACTTTATGCTCCACATAATCCCCCTCAACCATATCCTTTATTGGAATACTTTTCAAAAAATAAAAGTTTGAGCAACTAGTAATTTCCTTGTTAAAGTCTTCTTCCTTTTTTGTTGGAAGTTCTACGGTTTTAGGTTCGGGTCAATGTCTTTCATCATAAAAGGCATAGTAATACATTGATGAAAAAGTTCGAGGCTGATATCTTATAGGTATAGATATGGCTGGACTATAATCTGTTAAAGATGTCGTCTGATTCTTGAGATAGCATATACTTGAGCCACAAAGGCGTTCTCCGAAATGCTTGCATTTTCCGTTAACATCATATTTATACAAGGGTGCAGAGATGAAGATGTCCACACTGGTTATTATATCTGACCACGCACGTAGTTCAGAAAGGATTTCCTCTGGCTCAGAGACATAATATTGTAAATCATGAACAGCACCAACGACCCTAGCCTTTATTGGATCTGTCAGTCCGGATGTAATGGCAACCTGCGGAGCGACATCAGTGGCGCACATCATCAGAATCGGCGCGGACTGCATAGTCAAGGAGCCGTCATATAGTCTATATGCATATCTCACAAAAAAAGGCATTATGAATCTTCCTTTGTTTGTTGACTCATCAGCAATAAACTTGTTCACCTTTGCCAAGACTTGCGCTGTCACCTGCTCTTGATCTTCTGTGGAGAATTCTTTCTCGTAGTAATCGGATATATATTGATGGCCTTTGGAAAAACTCAGAGTAAATTCATCAGTGCGAACCATCTCCGATTTAAGAGAAAATTGCAATTGCAGATCAGGAAGATGTTGTCCGAGCGACATATATTTTCCATCTTTCCAGAGATAATACATCATGCCTTCATCAGTAAGCAAGACAATGGTATTACCAATGGAACTTATGCTGTTCACTTCGAATCTCAGCGCGCTGTCAAATTCAACTTTTTTATATTCTCCATCGTTCTTGTCGAGATAGAAATAGCTTAAAGCCAAGCCGTCATCTTGTATTTCCGTAGCAATGTAATGTTTGAACGCACTTGTTGCATGTACGTATCTGACGACACGGTCCGGAGTCCCAGTATTGAATAGCTTCTTCGGCTGCAATACCGGCTTTAGAGAACCGTTCTCCGTCCATAGATTCATCGACATCGCAAGAGTGCCATCTACGCAATCGTAGTCAGACGGAGCAGCAGTCTGTCCCGTATATGCTATTTCTTTCTCCATAATCAGATTTCGTATTAAGGTTTAACCGGGCGTTTCCGTGACATCATAGCTATAGACAGCATCTGATAATTATTGGACGCCAATTGTATATACTTTTCGGATTCATCAGGATTGACCAACGAGAACCATCCTGCAATTGCCGTATTGACGATATATTGGTGCATGGCCGTCGTCACAGCATCAATACTTGCCTCATTAAAATTCATCGGCAGATTCAATTGAATGATGATATCCGAATCGGCCTCAAACTGATTGTCATCACCTGCCTGTTGAGAAACATCGAGATAATCGCCCAAATTCTGCCGTAGCATCGACAAAGCATTCCCGATACTACGCAGCAACTGATTATAGCTCTCCGGTTCATCACTTGCCTGAATCGCAGCTACTTGTTCCGGATTATCGCCGGAGTCTTTATTGCGTCCTATCACATAGGTTTTATTCTGAATGTCATAGATTATTTCATTCAGATACAATGTTATGGGTATCAGTTTCTTTGCCATATACTATGTATTGCTGCGGACGCCTGCTAAAGTGCGTTTTTCGCCGCCCCTCTTCCAGATGTCGTTCTCGTCATACGAATTTTCCATTTTCTTCTTCATGTCATCCTTCGGTCTGCTCCACGGCTGGAACCAAGCAATGTCACTGATTGTCCATTCCCAGTTTCCGCGAAACGATACGGCACGGTCGTCAAGATATACATCTGCGGCAATCTTGCATCCTTTAGCGGTATCGCTGCCCTTAGGCTGGTCAGGATTCTCATTGATATAGTCATAGGCAATCTTGTTGTCAGCAAGATACTTTTTCAAAGCGTCGGTCACAGGACGTGTAGTATAGATAATAATACGCCATCCCTTTTTCTTGAGGGTCTGTGTTCCAATGTCGGCATTAGCTACCATATCCCCGAACTTGTCCTCACCCTGGTATCCGTCTGAATAGTCGGCGATGACACCGTCGAAGTCGATACATATTGTCTTCTTCTTTGTCATATACATTATGATTATGATGATTATGGATTAACGGAAGGCCTTTCTGGCCTCTTCTTGAAATATATTTTCTTCTTGAATGACATCAATGCAGACGCCGCTTCTTCCGAATAAGGCGCGACTTCATCCTTTGCGGAAAACAAATACCACTTGCTCACTATGTAATTGGTGAAATAGCTGAAAAGGTCAGTAGCAGCAGCGGACATCAGTCTATCATCAAACAACTGCGAAACGGACAATGTCACTTCGAAATCCCTGTCCAATTCCATGCAATGTCCAGGGATATTCTCACTAGACTTGACAAGGAACTGTTTCAAAGCGCTATTCGCCATGCTGCATGCTTCATTCCAGAACCTTTCCAACAGCAGGCGGTCGTCATCCGTCGTAAATATTCTGTCATACGCATTCTCGTCATTCAGTTTCTTTGCACCCGTGTAACTCGTGACCTTGGCCACTTCATTATACACGTTGAGTTTCGTTATTTTGATAGTAATCTCTTTCATGGCGATAAATATAAATATTTCCGGAACGCATTTAATGATATCTATTTATATAGAAACGGCTCTCGAAAAAGATTTTTTTCGAGAGCCTGGATATAATCTTCGCCACTTGTTACATTTTGAAGTATCTTCTTACAGAAAATACACGGTCCCTGTCTTCAAGTCGAGAGGCAGCAAGCTCTGCACACACGCGAACCTCCTGTTCGGATGTCGCATAATTCCGCAGCACTCCCCATTCATCAGACCAGATCATATTTAAGACCGCCAGGAATGCCCACTTGTTGTATTCTCCTGTCTTTTCATATTCAATGTCCAATGAGGACAATGCTCTAAAGGCAGCATCCGTATCATCCCAGTGCGCGCCACGCGAGCCGTCGAAGTTTACAAACTTGCTGGTGATCTCTTCGAATTCATCTTCCGAAAGGTAGTCGCGGAATCTCACCATATCTTCGCATTCATCTGCCAGGGCCTTAGCAGACTCCAGATCTTGGTTTTCAATCAGTTTCAATATTATAGTCCTACCGAGTTCATCGTCAATGCGGTCGCGGAGCAGGTCGATAAACCTATCCGCAGTCATATTTCTTTCCATAATTGTCAGCGTTTGAGTTATCATACTTTATTTCCGCTATTCAGCAATCGAGACAGCATATCCTTGAGTTCACCCATTGACGCTTCAATCTTACTGAAACGCTGTTCCGTTTCCTGCTTCTCGCGGTACGTCGGATTCAGTTCTGCCAGCAGCGTAGTCGATTTTTCAAGGATTTGCTTCTGTTGTTCAACCGAGGCAATTGCCTGTTCTGCGGTCACTTTCATGGATTCGACCTCTCCTGCAAGTCCCTGCCGGTCCACGGACAAGACAAGGTTGCCTGCATAAGTAACGGAAAGGTTTTCAGGAATAACATAATTGGCTGTCTTGCCGTCCGCTACTATGGAGACATCGACAACCATCCCGGACTTGCCGGCAGCAGGATTCATTTCCATACGAGGGAAACCGACGGCAACGGCCTTGCCTTGAGTCAACGTCAGTGTCTGCTTGTCGAGGATATATACGGGATAGTTTTGTTTCAGATCTTTGAAGTACATAGCTTGAAATAATTATGAGTGGAGAGATTCTTACCCCTCCACTCCGTAATACAAATGGGACTATGCCCCAGCTGTGGTAGCTGTCGGCTTGAGAGCCGCAATTAGTTCAGCATTCTGCTTCTGCTGCGAGAGCTCGAGACGTGCGTCATTGTACCTCTGCTGGAGGTCAGCCTGCCAGTGACAGTTAAGGGTGTCGATGATCCTCTGGGTGTTGTCCTGACCTGCGCGCACGATGTCGCACTTGTCCTGCTGCATCTGGAATCCGATGCCGGAGAAGCCACGCTCGACGCTCCTGTTCACGAAGTCAAGTCCAGTCTGAATCTTGTACTCGATATCCTTCTGGCCGAGCTGGTTCTCGTAGCCCATCCGGAGGATGTTCTGCTGTGTGTTGCAGCAGCAGTCCTTGATTGCCTGTATGACGTTGCAGTCGCCCATATTTACGGCATTTATGACGCGCTCAGCCGAAAAGCCGACCTGTCCGCCTACCTGCTCGATAGCCGAGCGGACTGCGCAGATTCCTCCCTGCAACTGGTTGAAGTCGCAGTTGAGACTTGCTGCAAGTGCGGAAATTGCATTGTCATTGCCCTTGATTGCCGACATCAGCAGGTCGCTGTTGTGGTTGTCTGCCATCTGATTTCTTAGAGAATCAATCTGACTCTGAATTTCAGTGCCCTGAAGACCTCTATTCCCGAAGCCGAATCCGTTTCCTCCGAAGAGTGCGAGGAATATCAAGTACATCCAAGGATTGTTCATCCAGTTGTTGGCCCCGCCGTTCATTGCAGCCATCAACGCCATCGGATCGGTATCGCGCTTGCCGAGCATCGCGGCAGCAAGAATATCATTGTTACCCCTATCGCAACAATAGATTTTATCTACCATTTCTGACATAATATGTTGGTATTAGTGTTACCCGCCTCTTGAGCCTTCGGCGGTACTGGCACGTGTACATCGTGATGCAAACATATCAACATATTCGCTGAAATTCAGGAGGTTGTCACCGCGTTCCGTGTCTATTACTTCCGCATTATTTCCCTGTTTATACGAGCCACTTCCGAGACAGCCTCTGGCATACCAGACGCAGACCTGCCGAGTTCGCGAGGCGCGCCTCGAACCCCGATATTGCGCTCCTTACGGCACGTGCCGACAAACCCATCCTCTCCGCAATCATTGCCGGATAGAAGCCGTTGCCGAGCAGCAGGAAGATGACGAGATAACGCGCATCCACGACTTCTTCCTTGCGTTCTGAAGACAATATCCGGTCACTGTCTATTTCCGCCTCCGAGGAGACGTCTGCAAGTATTCCGGCGAAAATTTCCGATTTTTTCATTTCTTATTCAATTTTTATTAGTTATCTTCGCCTCAGCCAACAACGAAAGAAAAACAGACCCACACCATTCAATTACCGAGGCAATAGTGCCCCCGTATTGCTGGTGTGGGTTTTTCTTTTAGTTGGCGCTAAACAAATCTTGCTCTTGCAAGTCGGGGGCTTTTTATGCCCCTCTTTTTTTGCTTACAAAATCAATTTCTTAAGCAAACCGAGAATCGGTCTCCGGAATTTCCAGAACCCAATGGCGGCAACGGCGGCCGCGAGAATCCAGAAGCCGTTGAGCCTGAAGCGCTGCCATGCCGTCAGCTCCTTCTCGATATAGACCTTTTCCTTTTCTTTTTCGACTTTAGCCTTTGAAGTAGTCGTGACGCTGTCCTTCTTCTCGATGGTGGACTTGGAGAGAACAGGTATCTTTGCCGCCTTGGTCTCCAGCGTGTGGTGAAGCATACCAGCCTCGACCCTTGCCTCCGACACGGCATAGTCATTCTCAAGGCGCGATGTCGTGTCCTGTGTAACTATGCGCTCCACTTGCCTTGGCAGCTCGACATAGATGGTGTCTATGTGCTCAATTAGCTCCGTCCTGACTTCCACCTTGGTGCTGTCGTGTGTCTCGATACTGGTCACTGCATGTCGTGAACTGCCGCAGGATGTCTCAAGCAAGGCAAGCAGCGCAAATGTCACCAGTTCGGGAAGAAATGACACCAGTCCGGAAAGAAATGACACCAGTTGTATTTTCATTGTTTTCATTTTATTGCTGATTTCGCACGTAGGTAAATCTCCCACCTATCCTCTATGCCGTTCAACCCGCCGTTCACCCTCTTGGTGATTGCCTTGAAGGTCTTGCGTTCTCCGGCTTCCGAAAGTTTGTCCGCCAATGCGTTCAGGCCGTTAGCCTTCCACCATAACGCGGCGGAGCGGCAGGCATCCAAATTCATCAGCAGGGCATCCGGCCAGACCGTCAAGTCCTTCCCCATCAGCGCCGACATCGCCACGTAGTTGTCTCTGCCCGTTATCTGAATCAGTCCGCGGCCTCGATACCTCCACCCGTAGCCGCCCATATTAACATCCTTCTCATACCTTTTCTCCCGTATAGCGCCAGTTGTAGCAAATCTGCCCTCTTTGTTCGCCATTCAGTTTGTGACTGAAATGAACGAACGTGGGATAGAGTATCATCTGGTCGAAAGGCAGTCCCAACTTCACCGCAAGCCTTGCGAGCTTCACCGGATCACCTGCCGCGATGTCTGCCGCTTCTCCTTTCACGTGCTGGCTCGTAGGCACTCCGCCCACGGCCGCATTGAGTGCCTTGCACCTGTATCCGGAATTGACTTTCAACGGCTTCCCCCACGCATCGCGCAGCGGCTGGAGCACGTTCTCTGCCAGCGCCAGGATACTGTCGCGGACCTCGAAAGAAGTGATGACATTGCAGATATGCTTTGCGTCCGCGACTTCACTTCTCTCGAACTCCCTATAGCTGAAGTCTTTTGTTATCGTTCCCATATCTTATTCTCCTTTGCCGGGCGTCGACTCTTCCTTAATCATCTCGATAACCTTCTGTGCCTTCTCGCTGTCCACACAGGAGATAATCTCCTGAACGACGTCAACTACCCTGCCTGCAGCGCTCTTCTTTCTCTTGGAGTTCTCGATGACGGAGCGCCCCTCAATGAGAAGTACGCCCAGCGTCGCAAGAATCGCACAATAAGGCAGGCTATACCACGTAAATACAGCTCCGAGTATGTCTATGAGCAGGAAGAAATAAACTATCCTCAGATAGTCTATAATCTTCCTCACAGTCTTCCGCAGCCCGTGGCTCATAATCTTCTCCCTGTTCGTTTTTGCCGCGTCTATTCCGGTCCACATATCAATCAGTGCCGCAGCACAAACGAGCACGCAGAGCAGGAAAGCTATCATTATCCCACGACTCAATCCATCTGGGAGATTGAGCGTTGTGATTATCTCATCCATACTTTTTCCTCCTTGTCTTCCGGTTCCTCCTTGTCAAGTTTCTCCAGCTCAGCCTGTGCGGCATTGATGTCCGTCCGGTCCTGCTGTCTCTTTACGAGGACCTCGGCGTACTCCTCCGGAGCAGCCGAGCCCTCTCCAATCTTGGCGGCAACATAGTCGGTTTCCCTAAGCTTCGCCTCCCTGTCCAAAATGAGGGAGAACAGGACGTTCTTTCTGTCCTCGATTTCTTGTCTTGTCATTTTTACTCCTTTTGTCTTTATTGAACTTGAAATGATATTTCCTCTTCAGTATGTCATTGTGCTTATAGCCCTCATTCGCTTCGAAGCATCTGCGGTCATCGTTATAATGGCAGTATTTCTCCCATTTCGGACTGACTTCATCGACAAGGTCTCTGATGATGCCATAGGCGTTCTTGTGCTTGAAGTTCCCCAGGTAGCTGTTGATGCTGTCCAGGAAGTGGCCGAGCATTGACGGATACACAAGCCTGTTCCATTTCCGGATGGCCATCTTGCAGTTCCTTACGGCCCTGTCGCTTGCATAGATTCTGTTGAACTTGATTTTCGCGCCCAGGAAAGTGACGCCCTTGCTGTAGTGCTGCTGATACCTCTTGAGTGGGTGCATCTGATAGCCGAACTCCTCCAGCAGCATCTTTTCGCTGGTGGCGACGTGGGCAAGCCCGGCCTGTAGATTCTCCACCACCCAGACCATATCATCCACAAATCTTGTGTAATGAAGTCCGCACGTCTCGACCTGATACCTGTCAAACTCCGCCAGTGCGTAGTTCTTCTCCACCTGCCAGAACTGGTTGCCGAGGCAGACTCCGTGTTTCGGGTCGTTATTGAAGATAACGCTTTTCCCGGCGGCTATGATGTCATCCCATCTGAATCGCGGAGACCTCAGACGTGCGTGCTCCTGAGGATAGGCATAATTGACTCTTTGAAGAATATACAACAAGTCGTCCTTCTCGTCCTTGTCCTCGATACACTCTTCTATGAGGGCACGATAGCTCTCGTATGAGCGGTCAAGATCCGTTGACGGAAAGTACGACTTGATGTCTCTCTTTATTATATAGCAATCCCTTGTGTAGTCCTTCGAGACTTTACGGATGTCGTCACGGACCTTCAGTATAGCCCTGTCGCATCCGAAGCCTATGCGGTTGTTGAACGTGCTGTCAGTCAGTCTTTCCTCGACGAGCGGACGCACGTGATAATCGAAGTGATACTGGAGCGTCTTCATCTCCATCAGGCACGCTATGACTTCTCTGTCTCTTGGATTGGGATTGATGAATCCATATAAAAAAGGAACAAGGGAGCGGTCCTCGAAATCCCTAAGCAGCCGCATCAGGTCTCTCTCCCAATGCAGCGAAAAATGAATGCTGTCCAGGCTTCGCCTCTTGTTGGAGCGACAGCCGTAGTAGTCATCTTTTAGAGTCTCGAGTTCCATTTCGTACAACCATAATTCACGAGGGGAACAGCCAGGTTCGAGTTGTACAAGTTGTTGTTGCCGGCAAAACCGTTGTTGCCATTCGCAATCCAACCGTTGTTCTCGTTGTACCGGGAACAAGACCAAACGTTGCTGTTCGAGGCCCATACCTTACTCTTACCTGCCGCTACGCGGAAGGAGGGCCTCCTTTATGATTTTTCGGGACTGCCGGTTCATTGCTTCGCAATGCCGGACGTGCCCTTGTTCCTTGATTTAATAATTGAATTCTTCCATCGAGTTACGCCTTCGTCAAGTTTGCCGATATGCTCAATCAACTGTAGTTTAATAGAGTCTGGGCTTGACGTGTCAAGAGGGTTTTTGACACGAATAACGTTCCGCTCGCCGATTTTCCTCATAGTTAGAAGAAAGACTGCCACGTTAGCACACATCCTCTTCAGATGAATCTCCCTGTCCTCCTCAAAGTCGTAGGCAAGGGTAAATTCCTTGATAACATCAAGAATCTGGTCGATGGCTCTATTGTTATATCTGATTTTATCGACTTTAGTCATCATTGTATCCGCCTGAAGCAGCAACCCATAAATTTCGTCTGCGTCTTCTTTTATCTGGGGATACGGCTTTTCTCCGGGTAACTTTTTCGGTTCGTAATATTCTGACTTTGGCATAACTCACTTGTAATTTGCAGGGGCGGGAACGGGGACGCTCCTCGCCCGAAAGATTAAGACTAAGCCACGCTTTACGCGGTAACTTTCAAAAGCACGAGGGGAACAGCCAGGCCCGAGTTGTACAAGTAGTAGTTGCCGGCAAAACCGCTGTTGCCATACGCAATCCAACCGTAGCCCTCGACGTACCGGGAACAAGACCAAACGTAGCTGTTATTACCGAGAGCAGGTGCGCCTATTGCCGCGAGAGCCGCATTCACCTTGTCCGCGAATTTGTCCGGTGTCGTCGGGTAACGCAACTGGCCTACGATGCTGAATATGCGTGACATCTTGCCGATTACCCATTCGCCGCGCTTGAGCAGTTCGTGGCCGAAACCACGCTCCGCCGCCAATCTCGCAGCCGGGCTGACATACTTTTCTACACCATCTTGTCCGACATACTTGAGGCTGGCCAGATAGTAGGTGTTCTGCTTCTCCGTGCCGTATGCGCTGTCGTCAAATATCCCATACTCCGACGGAAGCACAGGAAGAAAACTCTGCATAAACTTGAGCCAGCCTTCCTCGCCCTCTCCGTAGATTCCTCTCAAGTATGCGCAGTGGTCGCTTTGGTATTTTGACTTGCCGAGATAACCAGGCAAGCATATCGGATATGACAACTTGGCCGTAGTAACGTCTGTGGCCGGGTTATAAGCCGTAGTAGAATTGTCCTCCCTGAAGTATGCCAATGCTCGCGGCATATTCGTGATGGTTCCCTCGCCATTTCTTTGGCCATTCATTCTGAACATTCTTGACGTGGACTTCCACTGTGGAGCAGTCGCTGATACTACAGAGAAACCGGACTTGGCCGTGTTATGCGCAGCCTGCTGCCAGGTCGTGTACTTGAAATGCAGAAGGACGTCGCCATTGGTGTCTGCTATCGCTACCCAGTCTTGTGCGACGAACGGCTCGTTTGCCTTGAAATAGGCATTGAGCTGCGATACCAGGGCGACGATATTGTCCGCCTTGTACGTAATCGTGTAGTCCTGATTGGCTGCCCAATTGTCAGAAGCGCTTCTGATGCTCAGAACTCCCGTGTGCTCTGCTCCGTCAAGCGTATAACCTGACAGCTTGAAGTAGTATCTGGTGGACAATGCGGCACCAGCGAACTGGTGGCTCATTACGGCCACTTCGCCTCTGAAGTCCGGATGGTCCACACCGATGGCCACAACCCCCACGATTTCGTAGTTGCTCATAAAACTCTTCGAGCTGAACGTCTGAGGAGCTATGAACCTCAATGCGTGCAGACCATCGAGAACCGCAATACTTCCGGTAGTGGCGGAGTCCAATCCTACCACCACATTCCGGCCATCGTACTTACACTCGTTGCTCGCGCCGATGAGGGAAACCTGGCTCTCAAATGCGCTCTTAACCGCGGCCTCGTAAGCCGCTTCATTCTCATAATACTTTATCATATCCAATCATTTTTAAGCCTGTCTCCAACCATTTACCGAATCCACTGAAACAGCATAGTACAAGCCGCCAGACGCAGCGTCGAGATTGATGTACATCTGTCCCTTGAACATAGGGCAACCGTCCCACGGCAAGCCTTCCGAAAGATTCGTAGGCTTGGTAGCCTCCGCCGGAACTCCGTGTCCGAATAGCGTCATCGGATACTTGCACTTTGTGAGTTCACTCACGTCGAGCGTGCCGGCAGTTGCATTGCCGAGGAGACCACGGCTCTGCTCGATGGCCTTGATTCTCTCTTCAAGACTGACCATACACTCGACCATTGCCCTGTGTTCGTAAATGCCGAAGACCTGAGAGATAAGGTTCGCAATCGCTCCGTGCTTCTCGATAATCACCGCCGTGTCACTGATTCCCGGTTTGTATGAGATGACCACCTTGCAGGACTGGGGAATGTTCGCAACGTAATATCCGCTGTCCGGAATGGCCACAAACCTATCCTCGTTGTTCGGCAGGTATCTCGTCTCTGTGTATGTCTCTACCGTATAGACAGGATAGCCAGTGTCCTCCGTAGTCTCGTCCTGTGTCACCGTCTGATTGCCTGTCTCCGCGTCAGTCGTGACCACGTAATAGAGCAACTGGCCGTCAGAGTTCTTCTTCTGCACCGTGCACTGCCTCTCAATCTGCTCGTAGATGGCGATGACGGAAAGGTCGAGACCTTTGTGCTGCGCATCAGAAGGATTGAAGCCTGTCTTGATGAGCAGCTCACTGCAAGCCTCCACATCGAACGGCTTGCTGATTGCGAACGCTGCATTCGCAACTGCTGAACGGGATCCGCACTGCACATATTTGCCGCTCACTCCCAGTTCGAGGTTTACTACTGCCCGCTTCTCGCAGTAGCCGAGTAGGGTAGTCAGCCTGTCAAGCGAGCCTTTAAACATGTGCGTTGCTGACGCATCCGCGAAGAAAATCCACCCTTCACCGAGCGTCACCCTGCCTGAAGCGTCGAGTGTGGCCGGAGGAGTCGTCGTGCTGTCCACGGTACACTGAAATGCAGAACCATAGAGCATCACGATATTGTCCTTGTAGTAGGTCGCGCCCTGAACATACTCCTGCCTTGAGACAGGTACGCGGCCTATAATCTTAGATTGCGTTGCCATAATTTTTATTAATTATAATTAAAGTTTAACTCGATATTCCCAGTCTCTTGATTAACTCCACCAGACGCAAAAGCTGAACTGTCACCACCAGTGTAGGCTGTAATCACACCCGATTCTGCGTTGACGTCAATCGCAAGAATGTTCACTGCTGCGATGTTCGCCGCGCCCTGTGCATTCTTTGTTGCAGCCTGCGATTCAGTTTTCAGCCGACCGAACTCGTCAACACGTTCTTGCTCGGCCTTAACGCGGGAATTTTCCGCTGTTGCGCGAGAACTCTCGGCATTGGCACGATTCTTCTCCGCTTTGCTTCTACCTTTCTCGGCAGACACCCTACCGAGTTCCGCAGATACTCGCCCAGTCTCCGCTTTAGCTCTCTCCAATTCAGCACTATCGGCTTTATTTGAAGCATCCACAGCCGGCTGACGCAACCAGGTGATGAACTCTTCCTCGGTTCCCTCAAAACCATGTATTTTCGCCAATTCATACGCGCTGTAGCCATATCTCCACGCCACCAATTCCGCTTCAGTTGTAATTGTCCCATCGCCATCAGACGCGCCCCTCCAAAGCTGGATGCCCGTTTCTGACGGATTATGTATTTCCTTGATCTCATCAGGGAACCCAGCCGCCGGAGAGTATTCAGTGATTACCACTATAAGATTTCCGACACCAAGCTGCCTCCTTGACAACGGCAAGAACACCTCCAGAGACATTCCGTCTTCTGAAAGCTTGCATAAAGTCGTATCCTTTCCATTTCGCTCGGCGACAATTGACGTGCGCCCGTCAGGAACAAAATACTCCAGCCTGACATGCTCCGGAATAGCCACCTGCCCGCCACCGCCGTCGGAATTGGCAGGCCTTGTGATCTTGACATTCAATGTAAGGTCACTTCTGTAATGTTGTCTCTTCATATATTGTAATCGTTGTTTCTGTCAGCGTAATGCCACTTGAACTTAAAGGAAGACAATTTCTCAATCGTTGTCTTCGCATCGCCTTCGTCAATGATAATCTTCTTGGCGGTGCCATTCTCAATGACGTATCGTTCCGAGCTGCGCATAAAGTCCATCCAAAAAGAAGCCTCGTCCTTAGTCGCAATGTAACCGGTGCCCTGCTCAAAGTATAGCCTTGCCGAATTATCAAGCTCACTCTCCAGCCCACCATTGACGAAAGTCGATACTTCGCCATCAGAGGACAAAGACTTCGGGCCAGTAGCGTGGATAGTATCAAAGGAACCATAACAGTTCCGGAACAGATATGAGCAATGCCTGCGGGACGGCAGCAAGTAGAATTCTTGTGGAGCCCCTAGCGTTTCAACGGCTGGACCGGAAGTGCTAAGTTTCACATCTCTTGCCCATACTTTCCAGCCGAGTATAACTTCATCCCCATATCCGGCAGAAGCTGCGGCAGCACTGACTACAGCGAAAGAGCAGTCAATCCGCGCCATACCGGTATGTGAAGTCAACAACGCCGGCCCCGGAAGCGTAACCTGCACCGGAAGATGTGTCATAAAATATATTTCCGCCAGCAGTTCCGTGCCAGTGCCCGGAGCCGAGTAGAACTCCCACTTTAAAGACACATATTCAACGCTGTCCCTGAATGTCATCACACGTGACGGCCGACGCGTCAGGATATCATACTTGTCAACACCCAGTTTGGCAGGCTTCACCCCAAACAGGACAAGATGCTCCCATTTCTGGCCACCCACAGTAATTTTTATGACCCTTACAATATATGCCGATGAGAGACCGGGCAGGTTGCCTGCAGCACAAGACTCTAATATTCCGGACAAATTCAGAACAATTTCCTTATTATAAGGCATCACTAAAAACGCGGCCACCTCCTCAGTGTCCACCATAACTGAAACAGGTACAGCCGAAGTGCCGGCATCGCTCACCCGCAAATCCGACGCACTCCTGCTGAAAACTATTTCATATTTGCCATATGTATCATTAATGGTCATATTGCCTATCTTCTGTCACAAAAGTAGGCAAATGACGGCCGCTAGAAAGGACACGCAGAGTCACCTCTGAGAATCATACGAAAGGAACTCACCTCTTGCCGAAACCGAATCAGAGTTGACATTGAATGTCAATGTAAGTTTTCGGACAACCCATCGTCTCGCATTGAAATAGACGAGCCGATACATTCTGAAATTACAGATATCAAACAGCGACAGGTTCAAATCTGCCGTCACGCATTGTCTCTCGGAGGAAATCCAATTTGCAAAAGCCTCATGATATTCATCCAATAATCTATCCACCGACATCAGATGCGGTCTAGTAGACTCAGGCATTTTTGTAAACTGTACGCCCATATAATGTTCTTTACCTTCTTCTCCCACTGTGAAGCCCGAGTCTGTCATTTGTCCATCAAACATATATCCCATATACACCTTCGAATCTCGTTCTTCGTTTGAGGTCATAGGGGGAATTATAGGTGCGGCCAGATAAAACGGAGAAAGAACATTATCAGACTTCTCGTAATAAATGACGTCCGGAATCGCGCAAACAGGCATAAAATCAACGGATGAATCAAAAGAAGAGCCCTCGTCGCCACCAATTTCGCGCTTCCGGGCATTATGGTAAATGCTGTCCACCAAATATGCCCTGTGCTTTTGAAACAAATATGATTTCCCAGAATAAACATCGCCGGTATTATAGTTTTCAACTGGGGTATATTCCTCCCCCTCCATCATAGTCAACGCATCAATAAAACCGGCTGCAATCATGATTTTATTTTTTGAAACATTGTGAGACATGTCAGATGATGACAACTTCCCCGAGCTATCATCGGAGAACCCAAAGACATATTTGCAGGAAGGCTCTTTCGAGCTGGAGTATATATCCGAAATCTTATCATCCCATTCCAAAGGCGCAGCTTTCACGATATCATTAAAAAGTGAAAATTTAAGTTTGCTACCATCATAATATACCGCCGCACATCTCATACGCGAAAGATTCTTGATCAGTTCAAAAACAGTAATGTCCGGCAATGTTCCCGCCAAATCAAATTCCGTTTCGTCAAAAGTGGCCACATCTCCGTCATTTCCATTCTTAATAGAGGCCCCCCAAGCAGTATTATAATACTGCAAAACCGAAGAATATCTGCCAATAATTGATAGCGTCGAAAAAGATGGCTTTTCTGACCACGCATCAGGAATTGCAGCCAGAATTCTATCGACGGATATTACAGGCGTAAAGGTTTCTCTAAAAAATAATTTCATGCCTGAAGTTCCTCCCTTCAAGACATAAACTGGACAGTTCATATACTTATCTATGGCATTGACTCGTTCAATCTTGCCCGCATCATCTTGATATATTGATTTTGCAACATATTCAGGATTAATTAGCGGAGGCGCACAGATTCCAATCTCACGTCCTTCTGAAACTTCGTATGCGGTATACCCTGCTTCGCGACCCTTAAATTTCCGAATGTCCAACTGCCAAAGTTTTTTAGACCAGTCAACCTGTATATCGCGCCCGGCAAAAGTATAATTAAGGTGTTTTTCTTCTATAGAATCGAACAACAAAGCCCCATAGAACAAAGGAATGCCTCCGACCTCTATGACGGCTGATAGCTTCTTAACCGAAGGCTCCAACATCATTACCGACAAATACCCGAAGACTTTACAGTTCACGGGCGTAGAAAGAAATGCTATCGAAGTGCTGAATGGTACCGGTATGTGGCTGTCGTCCAACATCGGATTTTCATACTCCAGCTCAAACTCGGCAGATGGCTCAAGATCCAAAGATGCTCCATCACTTGTCAATATTCTAATCATAATCTACCTCTAGTCTTATATCTATTATACTTTTCGGTCTGCTCCACAATCCCATTCTTCCCCAGCATCGACACATCAGCCCGAAGCGGATGGCTGAGGCGTTTGTTCAATGTCTCTATAACATCTATAAGCCTGCTGGTGTCTTGAGACTCCCGGATGACAACCTGAGATGTACTGCCGGCTTGCGTATTTCCACCTTCAGCCCTGGCCATCGTTGCCGACAGAGGATACACGGCATCAAAATTCAGATCCTTGAGCGTGCCATTCCGTCTTGCGGTTTCCAATGTTGCCAAGAACGGTTGCAGTGTCGGATTCGCAAGCCCTGCCGCTGGAATTATATATTCCCCGCCATTCTCTCCCACCAGAACTGTAGGAGAAGAGACGAATCCCCTCTTATCCGGAGACAACCTCGCCTTGAACGTCTTTCCGTCCTGTGCCCTTTTTGTATTGAACAATCCACCATCTTCAGCGCCTGTCGTAATCGGAGTGGCAGCAATCATCGCAGCTTCAGCCGCGCCCATTGCGCCCATAATTGCTGCGGGGGCAATGCCCCAAGGAATTCCCCATTCTGCCAATGTCTTTGTAACGCCAAGAGCGGTATTGATAATAGCCTGTGTAAGTTTCTGGGCCTTCTGCCTCTTAGCCTGCTTCAGTTCCATCTGCTCTTGATAAGTATCCTTCTCTTTCTCCAGGGACTCAATTTCCGCATTGTATTGGGTTTCGCTTATAAGCCCGGCATTCAGCCTCTTTTCTAGAGACTTTTTCTTCTTGTTATTCTGTTTTTCGTAGTTTTTAAAATCACTCTTATCCCTCGCAGCCTGGAGCTCGGACGCCTGAGACCACAGGCTAAACATTTGACTAAAAGCCCCCTCTAGCGCAGTTACGGTATTTGTCAGATCTTCGAGCCCGTATTTTCCGTCTGCGATATTCTGGAAAAGCTGGTTCCATTCCTCCTGGCCAACTCCGAACAGCGTTCCTCCTGATTTCGGCACGGTTGCCGTTTCAGCCGATCCGCCCTCCGAGCCCTGAGCCCCTGTCAGTTCGGCAATTGTCTTCCGTATTTCCTGAAGCTTCAGTTTTATGGCATCCAGGTTCCCGCCATCGAGTTTCATAAAATCGGCACTATCGCTAGATTCTATAATCTTCTCGAGTTCCGCCTTTAACTCGCCAAGATACTTTAGGTCAATGCCGGCAAGTCTCTTCGCCTGTTCTTCTTTCAGCTGTGCCAGTTCATCCCCCGTCGCCTTACTTGCGGCCAGTTCCTCAGCATTTTTTGCCTCCATAGCCGTTTTTTCAAGACGATACTGCTTTTCAAGAAGACTGATTTCATCGTCAATCTGCTTCTTTCTCTCAGCTGCGTCCTTTGTCGCCTGAGCCTTTTCCGCATCGGATTCGTCTTTCTGGAGTTTGATTTGCTTACCCGCCAACTGTGATTTTAGGGCAAGCAACTGATCTCCTGTCTCCTTGCCGGAAGCAATTCTTTCCTGAAGCGTCTGTATCTCCAGTTCAAGAATCTTCTTCTGGTATTCGTCCTCTGATTTAATGTCGCCCTGTCTATATTGCTCTTTCAGGTCATAAGCAGCCTGGAGATACTGGCTGTCCGAACCGAGTGACCACTTGGCAGCCGACGATTTTGAGTCGTCACCTCCTACAGGTTCATCCGAAACTTGAGTTTTTTTCTTTTTCAATATCGGGCCGATAAAGTCTGGGGAATCCTCATCGACAAAACCAGATGAAGTCACTCTATACAGGCCATTGAGTTTCGCTTCATCCCGCACTGCCGCAGCGGCCGCCACTCTCAAGCCGTCAAGAATCTTATCGAAACTCTCCACCAATGGACGCCTATAATAGGCCTCCTGCGCATCCTTTGCACGCGACATGTCCGGATAATTAAGCCCCGCTGCTGTCACCTTTCCAGCCAGATTCGATTTGGCAAGCGACAAAGCTGCCGATTTCTTGAGAGGGTCCTGCTCGGATTCCGCCGCCTTCATAGCCTCTCTATAATCTACCACCGCCTTAGTAACCGCCTCGATTTGAGAAGTAGTCAGTTTTGTCTGATTCCACCTCTCCAGGAAGCCTATCACAGAATCAGTCGCCTTGCTGGCAGCATCTGTCAACGAATTGAAGATCTTAGTCTGCGCCTCTTCCATCGCCTGCAGCTTTATTTTCCGCTCAAGCTCAGTATTTGCCAATTTCAATGCCGCTGCTACCTCCTCATTCGAAGATTTCTCCGTCAACAAATGAGGGAGATAATCCCCGAAACGCTCGTTCAGTTTTTCTATAGCATCAGCACGTTCCTGCGAGCCAATCTTTGCATCGGTCACCGCCTTTCCCATCCTATCCAGGGCGCTACGTTCCCGTCCGATCTTGTCGATGGTCTCAGTATAGGCTTTATTGAGTTCACGCTGAGCCTTTTTTGCTTCATTCAATCGTCTAACAACCGAAACAACAATACCCGCCACTGCGCTAAAAGCACCTACTATTAACCCTACAGGATTTGACTTAATCGCTTTCCCTAATAACTTAAAAGCAGCAACGGCACCCTTGACGTTTCCGGCCAAAAGGTTATGTGCTATAGCAAATGCTATTGTTCCGGCTTTAGCAGTTCTTAATGTCAATATTTCTTTGTCCAATTCCTCCCGATGCGCTTTAGACCAGAACCACGCGGCTTTTTTAGCAATAGTATTTGCAACATAAGCCGCCGTTAAAGCATATATAATCAATCGTAGTTTCACAGCGACGCCTATAAGGCCTGAAATAACTTTCAACCCACCATTTGCGATCGTCATCCCTTCAGACATTGCCGGATTCAGCTTCTCGCCAAGACTTACCACATTCTCCAGGATTGCTTTCTTCTGCTTTTCCAGTTCTGCCGTCAAAGAGTTGTTCTTGACCGCAAATTCCGCTGTCAATGAAGTGCCGGCAGTAAAAGCCTTGTTGGCGATTTCCTGCTGTGAACGCAGTTCGTCCGTATGCTTTGACAGAGAGCCGAGAACCGTGGCAGCCCTCTGTCCGTTCAAGTGCATTTCTTCCATTGCTGCTGTCACGGACGCAAGGCCACCCTCGCCGCGCTGCATCCCTTCCAGAACTTTCAATAGGGCTTCATTCACGTCTGTCTTCAAGAGTTCAGAGAACTCCTCCAGCGGGATGCCGGCTATCTGTGCAAAGGTCTCAGTTCGCTTGAACATCGCCATAATCGTCTGGCCGATAGCTGTAGAGGAAGTCTCAGACTGCTGACCATATTTGTCGAGAGTAGCGGCAAGACCTAATATCTTGTCAATGCTGATGTCCGCATTCGGAGCAATACCTGCAAGTCTCTTGGAGAAGTCCACGATATAGCCCTCATTGGCAGTGGAAGCCATGCCGAGTTCATTGATAGCAGAACCGACTTTCAGCATAGCCTGCTCTATACCATACTCGTCGGTAAGGCTAAAGATGTCTGTCATCTTGCCAATGGCTGTGATAGCAGCTTCGGCATTTCCTCCAAGATCCTCGGACAATGCGACGTTGATTTTATCAGCGGCCCTTGCAAATCCGAGAAGATCCTCCTGTCCTGTTATGCCGAGCTTGCCGCCGGCACGGACAAGAGCGAGAAGTTCATTCTGAGGTGTTTTCGTATCAATCTGCTTCAGGCTGGCGCTCAGATCCAGGATCTCGTCCTTCGTCAGATTCGTGGTCTTCATCGCATCAGTCAATGCTTCATCATACAAGAGGAAAGCATCACGAGCCCCAGTAAATTTATTGAAAGCACCTTGAATCGCGCCAATCGCACCATATATGCTCACGATATACTTACTGAACTTATCCGACAGCTCACAAGTTGTGTAATGGACCGCTTTAGACTGGTCAGTAAGCTCTTTCAGCCGCGTTTTTGTTTGCTGTAATGTGCGATTCAAGTTCTTCCAATTTTCAGTCCCCGGGACAGCTTTGCCAAGAGCCGCATTAGTGAGTTTTATCTGGTTGCGAAGTTCTGAAATGGTCTTGTTCTCGAGAGATATACCGCTCTGAAGTTTGTCGAATTGCTTGCGGCTCTCATCAAGCGATTTCTTCTGGTCTTTAAGAGTCTGGTTCAAAGCCTTGTACTCTTTCGTTCCGTTCTTGCCAGCGGCAGACATTGCCTGAAGTTGCTGGTTGGTGGCCTTTATCGACGATTCTGTATCTCGCATCGTCTGCTCCAACTCCAATATACGCTTGCGCCCAACATCGCCATTTACGATGATGTTCAGCTGCAAATCCTCGTTTCTTATCTTTCCTGCCATAACGTTATGATTTATGGTACAAAAATAGCCCTCCGAAGAGAGCTAATAAAGGACAAGGAATTGACTAAAACCGCTAATCCAGCGTTATTCTGATTAGAATTAAAGTAGGTCGAACAACTCCGCAACCAGCCATAATGCGACACACACGGCAAAAAGAATAGAGCAAATAGAAGTCCACACGCGCTTAGATTTGCTAGTGTTATTCCACTCTACACATTCTTGTTCATATATTTTAGTATACATTTCTTGGGTATCCTTAGGCATTGCATCTATATTTTTCGGCAGTTTCGGCGGCACAAGATTACCAACGCCTCCCACAAGAAAAACTATAGGCAACGCCATCAGCATCGCAACAATCACTAAACATGCGATAGCAAAAGCACATATTACACTCCACCCAATCATTATAAAGCAGATTTATAAATCACACAGCTTACTGCACTCCAAAGATACACAACTTTTCCGTACCTGCAAATTTCATGCTCAGACTTCCATCTGCTTACGGATACTCTCTGCCACATCATCAGTCAGATCATACATCAGCCGCGATGCAATAGAAGAATATGCGCCGAACACGTAGCGGTTATGAATCTTCTTGTTGCTCTTTGAAGTCTTTGTGCCATGTCTCAGCCGGCGCAAATCAAGAAACCTTTCATAATTCGTATGAGTGAACGTCAGTTTACCATCCATGTCAGCACCTCCGGACACAGAGATGCTTCTGTCGTTGAACAGCCTTCCCGATCGGAAGCGCACGGCACGCCCGATGGCAGCACTCTGAGAACTCAGCATCCTGCGCCCCTCCTCTTCCAGGACATTGCGGACAAACCTGTCTTTCACTCCCATACGCTAACAGATGAATGATATTTCAATGCTATAGCCGCTCCACCCGCCAAAGATTGAACTCTCCGGCGTTATATCCACAGAATCAAGCTTCAGCCCCGACAGCAGATTGCACATACCTGAAGTGGCGTCGTCAGCGATACGCGTCAGAACAGCGTCGGCCAAACCTGCCAACTCCTGATACTGTTTGTTCTCAAGTTCCTCTGTCCTGCTGGTCCCTAGCCCTTTATCCAACACGAATATCACCGTACTCAAGATTGACGAATAACCGTCCGAATCTCCAGACTGCTTGCACTCCGTTCTTGCAGCGACGATTTGAGACCCGGAAAGACGCGACAATTTGGACGTGGCATCAGCCTGCGCCGTCGTCATTATAGCCTTGTACTGGCGAAAACCGCCATCCTGATATTCCATCCGCAAGACCAATCCGGACAGATACTTATCTAGTCTTATGATTTTTGACATTCTGCTCATAGCGTTTTCTCTCCTTGTAATTATGCCACATGATGCTGATTATCGTAAATAACGGCTGTTCTTCCACCTGCTCCATAGTTCCCACGCTTTGCTCCTTTGCAATCTCCACCAGAAGATCATTCCACCCGAATGCCGGCCCGGACGACTCGCCATCACCCGAGAACAGCAGCCTCATATCGATCAGTTCCCCGTCAATGCTGATTTTTTCCTCCTGAAGGTACTTCAGACACGCGGCAAACCACATCATTATGAGGTTCTTCTGCCATGAAGCCATCCCTGAAACGACACGTATATCATTGTCAAACTTACCTGACGACACGGGACGGACCCGACGCCCGGCCCTGTTCTCCCGCGAAGAAGCCCTCCTGTATAAAAATGCTATACATTCATCCAGGTCATTCTCATCGTGGCTTCTGAAGAATGAGTTCAATGCCGAAGACGCGTGCCGGAACTCCCCGAAAGTCAAATCCTGAAGCATGTCACCAGGCCCTATCAAGCGGGTAAAACCGACATTGACCTCCGGCAAAGGATTTCTGACGGAGGAGAACGCCAGATGATGCGTGTCACCGTCGAAAAGAAAGCCTAGACAACCGTCACAGAGCCTGAAGATATTCTCGTCGCGCTTTGTGAAAGAATCCCTATCGGCAGCGGCCGCCCCAATCTCCCAGGCATTGACTTCCAGCCCGAGAAAATAATACAGAACTCTGACATTGAACTCCAACGGAGACTTCCCGGATGCAACACACTCCTCGAACATCTGGAACACCCGGCAAATCTGAGTCGGAGTCATTTCGTCCCACGAAGCCGGTATTTCCGCCGTGCGCCCGGTCTCAAATATTTCGATAGACGTCATACGGTCGTACAATATTTCTTTTTCGGATCATTCTTCGGCAAAAGACGGCCTACAGGTCCGCCGCCTCTGCTGAGTATAACCCGGATCTTATTCATCACCTCTGCTTTCTGCTTCCTCAATTTGTCCAGATACCAGTCAACTTCGGCCACAGAAGCCTTTTCTGAAGCCTTATTTCCCTGATATGTAGGAGAAAAGCGCTTCGCAATCTCCAGCGGAAAGACTGTCAATGACCATCTTTCGCCTGCCATCACAACCGAAGACAGCACTGCGGCCCGCACTGCCAATGATTGAAGAGGCTGTTCGCAGCTGCCGGTAAGGATATCCTCCCAATAGCCGCCGAAATACTGTTCAAGTTCATTATCCTGCTCCTCTATCACAAGATTCTGGAGCATATAATAGACATAGTAACTTCCATCGATAGGATAGACCGCCTCGAAATCTTTAAGAGATCTCACTATGGACCTTCTGACGCTACCGCGCACATCTGAGTTCATCCACTCCGGAACACTGTTGTCCTCAAGATATGAATACAATGCGTCCATGGCGCGATAATATCGCTCTCTCATCGCCCTGTCGTCGCGGTCAACCATCCATTCAAACGGCATTTTCTCGTTGTCGTCCATCTTCACCTTCCGCCCTGTCGATTCATGGGAGACTGTTGACAATGCAGCATAACGCATGATTGCAAGAAAGGCTACAGGCATACGGACGGCATTGGCCAGTTCCATATCCTCCCCCCTCTGATAAGCTTCCGCCGCAAGGTTCATCACCTCCATTCCAACGCGGTTCCGGACTTCGCGCACAGCAAAATCTATTTCCGTGCTGATTGCTCGATAAGGAGAAGAAGCATACCATTGGCCCGTCAGATCTTCCAACTCTATCGAGCCTCTGTCGTCTTTGTTGAAAAGTCGCATAATCATTGATTTTTTATCCGTGCAGATGATGTAAGCGCATCCTCCGCCTCCAATTGTTTATGATAGAACGCCAGTTTAAGCCCTTTGCCAGGGAAATTAAACGATATCGCCTGATTTATAGGTTCAAGAATTGCGCTTGACGCAATCTCCGTGTCCGACAGCAAGAACAACTTGAAAGCGTACAGCAGTTCCGAGCCAGATGCCAGTTTTCCGTTCACCATGACATTTGAAAGTGACGGATGCAGGCCCATTCCCGACGTGATAACTGAAGTCGAAGCTTCAGAGATCTTCAGCTGGCTCTCCACGAAATCCTTGATCTTCTGATCCACCGCTGCAATCTTCCACTGGGCCCTCTCGGAACCGGACTCCGACGGAACATCGACCGTATAGAAGAACTTACCGGCATTCTCCTTGCCGGAAAGAACCTCGGTGACGCTATCTAGAAGGCTACTGGTAAGGTCGCTGATTTTATCCTCAATCTCAGTATCCGACCATTCAGGATGCTCCATTCTCAACGAATTCCGCTTCTCATCCCAGTATTCCTTAGGTGCCTGGATGTGATAGGCAAGATTGATTCCATTGTCAGTCACATACTTGAAGATGGACGGAATTTCAGAGCCGCGGATAATCCAGCGGAGCGCTCCCCAATACGACGGCACGGAATAAAAATCCCTGGAAAAAGAGTACGTATGATTATATGACGCAGAAGCGGCATACTTGCCAGGATCGCGCCTGTCATACACAGGATAAACCCGTACTCCTGTTCCAATGCAAGAATGCTCGAAGTCCCCGACTACAATATGCTTCACATCCGCAATATTGCGAGTGTCAGTCCATTCGAGCCGCGCATTTTTAGCCGGAATATGTTCCAGATGCGATATCCGCTTCTCTCCTCCAATCCTGTGCCCGCGCGTCAGGTATCTGGCGTCAAAGAAGCCTTTAAGATGCAAATAATCTGTCATGCAGCCCTTGATATAAGCAATATAATCCCAGTCATCCAGCCACGATTGGACATCCCTGTCCTCCACCCATTTATGGATAATTTTGCCATCCTCGAAGGCCAGACGCGACAAAAACACCCCTTGTCCGAAGAGAAGCCCCATCTGGCGCTCCAAGATGCCTGGCCCGAGATTGTTCCCGTCCAGCACATCGCGCAACCGCGACGGCAGCATATTGTCTGAGCCATACGGAATTATCTTTTGTCCACAGACGGTTGCCGGTATATACTCCCAATTCCGTTCCTGGGCCTGCCACAGGATAGCGTCAAGCCCGCTGTCTCTCTTATTAGACAACGTGAACGCCCGCCCGTCATCCAGAACCTTTATCCAGGTATGATCTGAAATTTTCTTCTTCATATCAATATTGTTTTTTCTCCTTCAAAAGTCATCAGCAGAGGCTGCCAGAACTGCCTGTACTCACCAGTATCCAAGTCAATGTAAGATTCCATATACTCGGCATTCTTGTTATAATCAGCGCTTTGCCTGGCCCTCAGCATACCATGCCGGACTTCGACAACGCCATCACTTTTGCCTGCACTGCTGTTGTATGACATGAACGTAAAACTGAAGCTCTCGCCAGCAGCAGAAAGCTTCCTCATCTTTTCAATGGCTTCATAAACATTCATGGCACAAAGGTAAGCCTTGGCGGCGCCCCAATAAAGGACACCGCGCCAGCTGGACCGATGACAAGAACTGCCATTTTCAATGTCAAAAACAACGTAAAACAGCATTGACGCGGCACCATTTTACGCGCAATCCGCTAAAAATGCAGCACTTGGCTGAATTTCCCCGACAAAACATCTATTTCTCGTCACAGAAGAGCCCGACCGCGCTCCGAAACGGATGCGATTGCAAACCGCATCCGGAGTGATATATGGCGATGCCGTGACAGAATGACGCTAACGGCATTGAGGATCAGAGGAAGCGGATGAGGCAGGCACACGGCCTTTCGCTATCTGCCTAAGTTGCTTGGTCATAGTAAGATACTTGAAAGAGTCGGACGGATTGGTTGACCGTGTAGGAAGCAAATCCACAGGCAGCCTCTCAGTACTCTTGTCCTTGAACACAATCCCGGACTTCACTTTTGTCCTCGCATTTTCCAGTGACAGCTTCAGATACTTGGCAGCCGAAGCATCGATGCGGACTACCGGAAGTCTAGGATTCGTCTCCGAAAACAGTTCCTGCATAAACGCATATTCTTCAGGCTGCGGGATGTTGCCCTGATTGATGGACATGAGTTGAACCGTCCAGCCGGTGCGCTCGCTCCCGTCATACTCGATGGCACGCTTCAGCTTGCTGACCTGGTCTTCTCCTACAGACTTGTAGGCATTGCCGGCACGGTCATAATAAAGTTTCAGAATGCGGGAGCCGAGCGGCTTGAAATAGCGCCTGAACTTTTTTCCGAGCTCGGGGACATAGTCAGGAGGCAGCGTGTACAGGAACTTGATCACACGGATGCAATCCCTTGTTCCCTCCTTGCAGTTCTGGGCAACAGACATTGAGCACATATTGCCGAAGTCAACGCCCGCCATCAGCGGCTTGTCCATATCCACATACTTCAGGACGCGGCAGTCTTCCGCATCCATCATGTTCATGTCATCGTATGCAGACTCATTGATTCCGTCATAATAGAAATGCCTTTCGGCCAATGCCGTGTAGAACCTGTCCCCGGAATCAAGCGTCGGTTTCATCGACAGTATGGCGGTCTTGAGGTCAGGCAGCTGCGCGGCAATCGCATCAGAGAACCACTCCTCTGTAAGGATATCGGCATTGATATAACTGGATGCCTGGATGAAGAAGGTCCTTGCCTCCGGTCTCATCCGAAGTTCCTGCCATCTGGAGCGCCACAGATCGGCAGTACGGCACTTGTTCCTGAACTCATTATAATCTTCCCGGCAGCCGGTC